TGACAGTTATTTTTTCCTTTTCAAGACCCGGCAAATACTTACCATACTGGTCATTTAAGGCTTGCAACGCCTTTTTGCGATTGTCATAACTCGCATTCACATTCCCAGCAAGTCCAACGAGAGTAGTTAATTCAACTAATTCGTTGGCAACACCTTCGGCCAGTTTCTTTGAGTTTTCTTCTGCCTCTTTTGACGCTTTACTTGCCCCAAATAATGAGTCCCCAAATTTCAGGAATAATGAAGATGCAACCGCTACCGCAATACCAATTCCAGCCGGACCACTTAATGTGCCAAGCAAAGCCCTCAAAGCCCCACCAGTTGATCCGGTTGCAGTTTTTAGTCGGCCAAATGATTCAACAAGTGGATTCAGGTTGTTTGCAATCGCATTGAATCCGTAGGGAGCATCTTGAGCAATACGGGAAAGGTCGGTGAGTGACTGGGTGGCCTTATTGGTGTTCGCAGATGTCTTGCTTAATGCATCCCCAGTTGACCTTTGTATTTTGTTTAGTTCGGCTTGCTTTTTGGCAATGTTGTCAAGTGCAAAGGCATAGAATTTCTCTGATTTTGTATCGGCTAATTTTGCACGCAAAACCGCAATGCCGTCTTGCAAATGTTTGGCCCGTTCAGCAACAAGACCAAGACCTTGGACGGCTTCATTTACGTTTGCACCTATATTGACCGATAAATCAACCGCCATTGTTTTGCTTTTTTAACCTAACCAATTCGTCACGCTCACGCTTCATCTTCAAAGCGTTTTTGATCTGATCCCGTGACATTTCCGTTTGTTCATCAAGTTGCCATGATTCCATGACAAACCTTGCCCCTTGCCCCTTGCCGACAAACGATTCACAAATCAGTGCCGTTTGAAATCTCAAAAGTTGGCTTTCAACCTTTACCTTTTCAATGTATCCCTTGCGAAGTAGATAGTAATCATCCACCTCAAAGTCGTAGAACTGATCAGGCAAAACCCCAATTTGACCGAATGCCTCGGCCCTCATTTCGTCCCAAGTCAGGGGTTTTCCACTTGGGCTGGGGCTTCCCCCATTTCCTTCGGCTTTTGAGCATCCACAAACTTATTGATCAACTCGGCCGCATCCGTGTCGGTCATTTCACCGACCCAAGTTTGGCACTGGTCAATTGTCACCAAATCAGTCGCTTTCGTGACCTTTTTGTGGCAATTAATCCCGGCATAAACAATCCCGACAATGAAGTCAAATTGTTTGGCTGGGTTGCTAATCAATTCCCCCATTTGGAGGGGATCGGTGGTTGTGGCCTCCCCGAAAAACTTGGAAAACCACAACCGTCCGAAATCCAATGTTTGCTCTATTCCTCCGATGTTGTGCTGCGTTTGTTTCATAAATTATGATTGTGGTGTGATGTCAATGTCACCATCAATTTCGATGGTCATTGTGAATTTAGCAGTTTGACCGCTGGTATTTTGCTGACCGAGGGCAGCAATCCAACCGTATCCACCATGATAGATGTCATTCGCTGAATCAGTCAAATGCCAGTATTTTTGGGTGTTGTTTTGATACAAGGCTTGGAAGTCATTGTAAGACGCCTCACCAGCATCTGGGGCGACATCAACCACCGCATTCAAAGTGAATCGGTTGTTTGCTGGACCCATAGATTTCAAAACACCGCAGTTAGTTTCATCACTTACCACGTTGCGACTGCCGTCAAACGATCCCTCGCTTTGACAAACAGCCGACTTTTTTGCACCAGCCGGTGTGTCCGAATATTCGATGAACATCACGGAGCCGGAAATTGTTGTTGGAGCAGCCATTTTTTGTTTTTATTTTTGATTTAGAAAATGCTCGTATCTCTTGATGACTCGGAAGATTTTTGTGCTTCCATCGTCTTCATATAGTTCGTCTTCGCTTTGAAGTGTTATTTGAGTGATTTGGTGATTGGTCAAAGTTATTCCAAAAGTGTTTGGACTCAACAAAATCAGGTCGCTAATTTCTTGAGCAACTTGGTAGGCCGTCACTGAATTTCCAATGGTTGGGTTCTTGCAGTTAATCTCAACCACAATGACCGCAGACCGAAAAAACCCACTATTCGTGATCCCAGTGTCCGTTGACCCCTCTGCCCGGATTAAAACATAGTTTGTAATCTGATTGATGGGTACGGAGTCCTTGTAAACGGGCAAACTGATCCCATTGAGCAATTTGAACCATTCGGTTTTCAAATCATATAGAACCTCACTGTATGCCACTAAATATAGCGTTTAAGCGTTTGAAAAGATTGGTTCGAACCGTTGCAACGTGTTTGTAGAAAAACGGCTTTGGCGAAATACCATTTCGATAAATTGACCGGGCAATCACAAAGGCAACCCCATCGGCCTTTTCTTTGGTGGCTATTTGCTTTCGAATTACCCATTCCTTAATGGCTTCGATAAGTGACAATGACCCGGTCCCTTTTAGGCCCTTAAATTGGCTCGCAACGTCCTCCAGACCAGCCGGAACAACCGCCTTGCTTTTGGTCCCAAATTCAATGAATGGGGCGTAAAAAGTCCCCACGAACACCTCATAATTGAAGTCATCCGTTTTGCGGTAGTCAATGGATTGTTGAAGTGTCCCACGATCGCCACCATTGTTTGATGCCGACCGCTTTGCCAATGACACAAACTCCATGGCAGATGCCTCAAGTTCACCAGACACCTCGTACTGAATCGACTTTTTGGCCGACTCAATTTGTGCCTTAAATTGGTCCAGTCCTATGGTGTTAACTTGGATCAAGTGATTTGCCAATTTCGTGAGGTCAGTGTGGTATAGTTAGCCAAACTCATAATGTTCAACAATCCACCCGTCTGGGCTCGGATTGCAAGCGTTCCGTTGCTTACATTATTGTCAACCAAATGCTGCATGATTTCGTCCGCAGCGTTTAGGTCTAAATTATTGAAGGCCAATTGCAATTTGTTGACACTTGCCGGGACCACAAAGGATGTGGTCAAACCACCCACAATGCTCAAGTCAGTGATTGTGCTGGGTAAGTTATCCGGGGCCGTTGCAATTTGTCCCCCGTTCATTAAAAAGTTGAATCGGTCAACATTCGGGGTGAAATAAAAGTCCATATTTGATGCCCCAAATACATTGAAGTCGTAAACACTGGCCGCCAAATTACTCCTTGGATATTGCAAATCAACCGCATTCGGCCACCTCAAAATATATGTGTGACTGCAAATGATTTGAAAATAAAGGGAACTATTCAATTGAAATCTTGAATATGTACCACTCGGAACCGCTGCCACTCCATCACCATAAGTCAAACCGGGGAAATCCGCAGAAGTGCCACCATTCCCACCGCCTCCGGGTGTCCCGTCAGGGAAAACCGTGTTATTGGTTGTCAGTGTGTTGTAAGTTCCCGTTGCAGTGATTAACACATTGAAACGCTTTTCATTGATGCGTTCAATGTTAGATATTTCATAGACCTTGCCAAAATACTGAATGATCCATTTGGTGGTCAGGACCATGTCAGGGCGAAATCTTACTTTGAATCGTTTTGTGTCTTGCAAATTGGTTTTGCCATTTTGCAAAGTAGAACCACCCCCAACGCTTTCGACCTCGGCCCATAGCGTGAAAAGCAATTCAGTGTCCTCAAGCATATCCCCATTCTCATCCTGAACGTTGGATATCTTGAAAATCTTGATTGGTTTGTATGTGCCTATCCCAGCCAAGTCATTGTTGTTTTGTAGGTTGATGCGAGAATTGTCGCTTCCTTGCTTATTCCGTCAACATTAACATCACCCCGGTTTTCATAACGGTATGCAATCTCTTTGAGCATTGCGTCCTTTAATCGCTTGGGTAATGTTACATATCCAGCCTCATAGAGCATGACCAAATTACCATATTCAGGGGTCTTCAAAATGCGTTTGTTCGAACTGGTGGTATACTCCAATTCATCGGACGCAAGCGACTCACCTTGTGGGTGTAGTTCCAAAATGTCAATAACTGGCCCAAATGGAATCTCAAAGTTCCCGGCATAGTTATCAAACTCAATTTGCCATGTCTTTGGAATGAATGAGAGCCCGGTATATTCCTCCAAGGCCTCACGGGTCCCACGAATCAAATCTTCAATCAACGCATCGTCATCGTCAAATTCAGACGAAACAGATTCGTAGTTGTCAATAAAACCCTCCAAACGCAAATAGTCCTTTACCTCTTGAACTGTCAAAGGTTCTTCAATTCCGGACTCTTCCGTCAGGTCTTCCCAATCAATTAACAAATTGTAATACATCCGATTTTTTTAAGAAGGGGGCCGAGTCACCCCGACCCCCTTTGTTGATCACCACATCAAACAAACAGCACAAATTTAGGAAACGTTCCCGAAGTCTGCATAGATCAGAGCATCGGTACGCATCACATTGATATCCTCGAAGCACTCAACCCGAGCAGTAACCAAGTTACGCTGGAAGTTGTCGCTATCTTCGTAGCTGAACTCAACGCGGAGGCTTTCTGTTTCAACACGCTCCAGATAGTCGCTATCAATGATCAGAGCCTTGTCATCAGTTACCCAAGATGCACCGATAACGGGCACACCGCAGATACGGATGTTTCCAGAAGGATCAATGATAACACCACCGGGTACAGAGTAGTCAGATGGCTTGGTTTTCAGAAGGCGAGCCCACTGTGAATAGTTAACCAAAACGAAAGACGAATTGAAATTCGCATTCAGTTGGTTAGCGATCCAGTCAACCAGTTGCTCTGCGTCAACAGTTGCAGAGGTAGTAGTGCTACCAGTAGCTGCACCAGATACAACAGAGAAAAACTGGGCGTTCTCTTTCTTGTAGAAATCACGAAGCAACATACGCTGCAAAGATGATTGCAAGAAAGGAAGTTGAGTCATCATTTGCTTGCTGAAACGAGCAAAACCAGCGATGTAGTCAGAAACTACCTTCACCTCGGTCAGATCGTAGTCAATCTGTCCTTTTACTGCACCTTCAGTTTGAACTGCCAAAGCACCTTCGCCACCAGTTTCACGGTAGGTCACATAAAGACCAGTCGGAGATTGAACGGTAGAGATCAGGTCGCGGAAGTTGATTTTCTGACTTGGAACCAATCCCTGACGGGTGTTGTAGGTTGCCTGACCATCACCAGTGAGGTTGTCGGTCAAAGTCATTGAACCAACGGCTTTCAGATCCAAAACCAGTTTGGCATTGCGATCTTTAGCGAAGTTCTTGAACTCGGCTTGGTTGCTTTCGAAAGCCTCGGCCATTGTTTCAGAGAAAGAATCTCCGAAGGTCTTGCGGTTAGCGGCTTCGATTTTCTTTGCATTTTTAGCAGCAATCAGTTCGTCCAGAGCCTTTTGATTGGCTTTTGCGGCTTCGTCCATAGTTACGATGGCAGATTTTACCTCGGCAACTTGGCCTTTCACCTCGTTGATGGCGGCTTCGTTAGCGGCCTTCATGTTTGTGATACCTTCGGTTGCAGTTTTAACCGAAAGTTCAATGTTTTTCAATTCTTCCATTTTTAGGAATTTAATTGTTTTAGTAAATTGTTTATATTGCTTGACAACCCAGTCAAATCGACTTTCGG